CAAATGATCTATGTAAACAGAAAGATAATAACGGAAATATATTAAATATAAAGAAAGATCTTATAATAGAAGAGACAAAAGCAAAGTATACAATCGTAATACCTTCACTATCACCAGAGAAAGCAATACAGTTTATAGGGAAACGAGCGTACAGCGAAAAAAATTCAAGCAGTTTCTTCATGTTTTTCGAGACACGAGACAATTTTCATTTTTGCACCACAGAATACCTCGTAGAAAAGAATCGATTAAAATCAATTGAGCTCGGGGAACGATTTGAGTATTCTTCAGGTAAAGATGACAATTCTCCCAAAGGACAAGAACGTGCGATGAACATCATATCGAATGGCACTTTCCCCTCAATCAACTCCTTGGAAGCGATTAAGAAACAAGCGTATTCACGTAGAATCAGTGAGATCGATCTAGCGAATCGAGACATCAATCACTTCTATTATCAATACAAAGATAACTATACAGGGTATGAGAACATTGATGAGCGACCACAGTTGCAGAACTCTAAAGCGTTTATATCACAAACGACTGGAGATGTCAACCATATAGACGATACGTATGTGTTTAAGGACTATGCGGGTATCGGTGAAGCGTATCAGAAACAAGTGAATCACGATAGACAGTATCCGTATTATAAGGAAACATTAAGTACGAAACCTGTGTTTGCGTATCACTTTGCAAAGAATACTATGACGGGATCTATTAAAGGAAGGGATAAGATGTTTCCTGGATCTTTAATCAATGTTGATATACCTGAGTATGCAGTTACGTCTATGAAAAATAATATTCCTTTAGATAAATATTTTGGCGGTACACAGATGGTTGTATCATTAAGTCATGTTATAGTGAATAATGAATGGAATAGTTCTATATCATTTACGAAAGCATTACGTGGAGGAGGGAGTATACCTAACGCCCCGGGATCGAATGCATCTGCTGTAACAGAAGAACAACCTACACCAGAGAGCGAGACATCATAATGGCAGGATTAAAACAATTTGTACATTTTGTAGGATATGTAGTTGATCGTGAAGATGGTCAGAACTTAGGTCGTGTTAAAGTTAAAGCATTAGGATTCCACGATCTTGACTCAAAGGTTATATGTGCTGATGACTTACCATGGGCACCTGTTGTTGATGGTACGTATGGCGCTGTATCAACTATTCCATTAGTAGGCGATTGGGTATTAGGTGCGTTTCTAGATGGTGCCGATGCTCAACATCCTATTGTCTTAGGTTGTATCCCAGGCTATAACTCGCAGGCTCCTTCTGGTACGGAAACAAACGGAACCGAAGTTGCTGAATACGCAAATGATCCTAATCTATTTGGTAAGTTTCCTTTACATCCTGTATTAGGTGGCGAAGGTGTTGATCAATTAGAAGGTTTATTATCAGCAGCGACTGCTACACGTAGAGATGATAACGATTTAAAAGATTCAATAGAACGTAAGCATACAGAAGAAGTTGCGATGCGTCCTGAACGTGATCTTGATAATCGTGTGTTATCGTCTACGGATGATCAGAACTATATCTTAATGACTGACTCAGATGGTGGACATATACAAATAGTTCATCATAAAGGTACTGTGATACAAATCAATGAAGATGGCGATGTATTGATTAAGACTCGTGGCGGTATGCAGAATATGGTTGATGGTGGCCTTGTTGAACAGATCGATGGCGACTACAATACAATGATTGGACAAGATTATACATTAAAAGTTGACAACAACGGAAAGATGTATTTCCGCAACGATCTAGACATTGAATGTGAGAACTTTAGTTTAACAGTACGTGGCGATACATTAATTAATACGAAAGGCACACATATACAGAAATCATTTGGTAACATGATGATTAACTCTGGCGATGATATGGATATAGTGTCTGAAAAGAAATTAAAAATTCAATCACTTGATCTCACAACAATACAATCTGATAATCACGGTATCTACTTATATGCAACTGGTGCGCAGAATAAGATTGATATGACATCAGGTTCGTTGAAAATGACTACAGAAATTAAACCGAATACTGCGATACCTGATTTCACGGAAGCGGATACACATGAATTAGGTACTATCGATATACAAAGCGCTAACAATATGTTTATCGAAACGAAAGGAACCCCTGCAGGATCACCGCCTAGCACTGCAGAGACTGAGGACTCAGACGGTTACATAGACATTAAGTCATCAGGAGGCCTTCGTTTAGAAACAACGGGCGGAAATATTACAGCGCTATCATCTAATGATACATTCATGACAACACAAGAGAATTTAAGTCTCACATCAGGGGGCATATCAGATATAGCGTCTGTAGGTAACATAGCCATAGCATCAGCAGCACAAACTTATATTCGTGGTACAACAACTTATATTGATGATGTTGTTCGTATGGCAGAAGGTGGTGCTGATACACATAATGCTGTTGATGGCAGAGTTGAACAAAATTTCCCTGCGTCTTCCACTGAAGCAATGATTAGTTCGCTTACACGCAAGAATGTCGATGATGAAGATGATCTACAAAAGGCAAATGCAGCAGGTGGGTTAGCACCTATGCCGCCTGACAATCAGGGTGTGGGTGGATACAAGGTGCCTGATTCAATACCTATAATACCGAACCCAGGTAATACAAGTGGTTCACAAGGAGTAGCAGAAGAAGATGAGTAATTGTCCAACTAGTTTATCATTAAGTCAATTAACTGATACTGATGAATTTAAAAATATTTTATCAGGCGAAGATCTATTAAACTTAACAGATCCCACAAAGCAATTGAATCAAGCATTGTTGTCTGTTACTACGGATACGATTAATGATAAGTTAAATGATCAGAAGACGAAACAATCTCCATCCGCATATACGTTTGATCAATTTAAAGATGACTATCCTACACTAGCTAAAAAGATACAAGACGATGATATTAGTCCTGCTGAAGTCGCTATATTCGCAACTGAAACAGGCGCCACCCTGCAATCCCCCTTGAATAGTGCGTTTGACACTCCCGTAGATGGTGATGATATTGAAGGAGTAACGACTGGGGATACTATTAAGGCGGGTCAATGTTCATTAGATTTTCGTGCATGGACTCCAGGAGCTTATCCTACAGCACAAATTGCCAGTACATTAGCATTGTTGGATACGTTCCTTGATGATAATATAGGGTCATCATTATCGGGGGGTCAATGTGCCGCCTTTGCTGTTTTGGGTAGTGCGTTACAAAGTTTATTACAATCTATGAAAGCAAAGGCAGATTCACTTGATAGCATACCCGGATTAGATCTTAAGAAGTTCTCTTTAAGTGAGATTCTATCAGGAGAAGTGATAAAGGTCAAGTTAAAATTAGAAATGATTGGTAAATTAATTAAGGATACTGTAAAGAAAGTTATTGAAAAGGTTAAGAATCAAGCAAAGTCACTCGTTGCTTCAGTTAAAGATCTTCCTAATTCATTACAAGCTCAGTTGAATAAGGCACAATTGAAGATTGAGGCATTCACATCTGACAAGAATAAGAACGGTGTGATGGATGGAATTGATAAAATGATTGCGAATGTTGGGTCAATGTTCGAAAAGTTAACCCCTGCTATATTGGGTTTATTGTTGTTTCGTTTCTGTCAAGTAACAAGTGCTATACAAAATGCAAGTGAAACTCCTTTAAAATCATTGATGAATACAGTGAATGGTATTAAGGAAACACAAAAAATCATGAAGAGTGAGAGTGCAAAGGCAACAAAAACCGCTGTAGAGTCAGGTGCTAACCGTATGGATGCCGATGACGTTGAACAACACAAAGAAAAAGCGCAAGCAGAAATGCGACAGCGTAGTACAAAACTTGATGATCTCGTTAAAGGACACAAGTCTTTATATGGTACAGGTGATGGTGTGGGTACATTAAATACTGATAATTTGATTAATAATAATTCATTAGTATACGATTTCATGAAGTCATATCCACGACCGAAGAGAACAAAGGATTTGCCTAAGGAATTAAGACCCTATGTTTCTAAGCTAGGTAATGATACATCTATTACTGGCGGTATTGGACCCATCAAATTTAAAGGGGGTTCTCAAATTGCGACTGCACAATTACGGAAGAATGGTGATGATACTGGTGCTCCGGGCCCAGGTTGGACTCTAGTACAAACAAAAGTATGGGTACAGATATTAGATATGGCAAGTCAACTAGAGGAAGATATAATTGTGACGAAGGGTTTTGACTATGAATCTAAATCTAAATATCGTAGGAAAGGACAAATAGTAACTATAGAAATACCCGATGATATAGATGCACAATTAAGATATGTTATTGCTGCTTCCCGTGCAGGACTTAAAGCAATTAAGGTACGTGCGAATCCGGGATCGATTACTGTGGGTAATCCAACTCGTGGTGGATGGCTAGGTGATAATCTACAAAAAGAATATGATGATTTATTTAAAGGTGATAATGTGGATGAGCGTACTGAGTCATTCACTGCAGTAAAAGATAACACATCTATATTCGCATTAAGAAGTGCTTTAATTGATCATAAGCGTGATGCATGGTATCCTAGAGTTGCCGTCAAGAATGATAAATAATATATAAACCCAGGAATAAGACATGGCATTAGCACCCAATAACATACCACGAATAGTATCACGAATAGTTGCAGCGGATTTTCATAAGGACATGACGATTGTTCCTGGGAAAGAAGATTTAGCACGTAAGATGAATGAGCAAGCAGTTAAAGAAGCTATACGCAATATAGTATTAACGAATAAAGGAGAGCGTCCGTTTCAACCCGAGTTCGGTTGTAATGTTCGCAAGATGTTATTTGATAATGCTACACCACAAACATTTGACTTAGTTGAAACTGTGGTATATGATGCTATTGATCTATATGAACCCCGATGTGAATTAATGGGGGTTGATGTAACGGGTGATATAGATAGTAATGCGATTAATATATCGATTGTGTTTCGATTGATAAATACTGATACTCCAACTAAGTTTAACATAATCCTCGATAGGACAAGATAAGAAATGGCAAAGATTGCACCATATAATAAACTTGATTTCACACAAATTAAAGCGAACCTACTCGCTCATTTACAGAATCAAGATCAATTCAAGGGATTCGATTTCGAAGGATCGAACATGAATGTGCTAGTTGATTTACTAGCGTATAACACATATAGTAATATGACTTATTATAATATGACGTTAGGAGAAACATTCCTCGATTCCGCACAGTTAAAAAACAGTGTTGTATCTCATGCAAAAGAATTAAATTATTTGCCACGTTCTAGACGTTCAGCAGGGGCATTATTATCATTACGTATTACTGCATCTCAGGCAGGTAATACATTCACTATACCTCGTGGAACATCTTTCTTAGGTAGATGTGGTAATGTGTCATATAATTTTATCACAAATAAGACATATAGTGCAACTCGTGAAGGATCAAGTGGCAATATATTTGTAGCGAATGATGTTGCTGTATTCGAAGGTCGTACTATAGTTGAAGTGCTTGATTATCAGAATACTGTATTATCTAATTCGTTTATTGATACACGTGCTATTCGTTTGTTTGTAAACGGTGAAGAGTATAGATACGCTACAGGTATATTCGGAGTTGTAGAGAATGATAGAGTATTCTATTTACAGCCAGAGTTAAATGATAAGTATTCGATACAATTTGGTCAGACATTATTCGGGTATCAACCAACTGCAACCGATGTGATAGAAGTTCAGTATCGTGTATGTTCTGGGACTCAATCAAATGGTGTGAAAGCATTTTCTGTTGATGCGGGAGCAATAGGAGCAACTAGCGTGATTGCGACTCCCATTGGAAACTCGATAGGCGGCGCAGATGCTGAATCAGTGGAATCGGTAAGGGAGTTTGCCCCGAAAGCGTTTCAGGTTCAGGATCGTGCTGTGACTGCCAACGATTACGAAGTTTTGCTTAAGACACAGTTTCCCGAGATTGAAAACATTAGTGTGTTTGGTGGTGACGAAGCAACGCCACCTCAATATGGTCGTGTGATTGTTGCTGTTGATGTACAAGGTCGTGATGGTGCTGCTGCAACTGAAATGGCATTATATAAAGATTACATTAAGAGTAAGAGTCCATTAGCAATCGAACCCATTTTTCAAGAAGCAAAATTCTTATATGCTAAAACGAATATCGTAGTATCCTTTGATCGTAATAATATTCTTACATCTATTGCGGGATTAGAAGCATTGGTTCGTGATTCATTGACTACGTATTCAAATACAAATTTAAATAAGTTTGGTGTAACATTAGGTTCGTCAGATTTAAGTTATTCACTATCACTAGCAAATGAAGCAATCACATCTGTATCAGTGACAACAGATCCTATTATTGATTACAAACCTGTATTGAATGCAAATGAAAGTCCTACGTTTAACTTTAATCAAGAGTTATTAAAACCTTATCCATATAACGACACTAGTGGATTAACAGATTACAAACCGTGTATTTCATCTACACGATTCACGATTGATAATACAATTGTTGAATTACAGGATAATGGTAATGGTGTTATACAAGCGATTGTATCTAGTGATGCATTACGTTCTGTATATAAGAAGAACTTAGGTACCGTGAATTATGATACAGGCGAAATCATTTTGAAGGATTTACGCATACGTAACTTCGAAGGTGCCGCAATACAAATCACAGTTAAAACAAAAACTCGTGATTTCACATCACCTAAGGATCGTATCTTTAGAATAAGACAAAGTGATACTACAGTAACAACAAGGGCAGTTTAATGCAATACAGACCATCAACGATAGCGCCGACTATACCCGAGCAGTTTCCTGAACACTATCGTGAAGATGGTCCTGATCTTGTTGAGTTCGTTAAACAGTATTATGAATATCTAGACGAAACAAATGATCGAAACTTTGCAGGATTACGTGACATTGATTCGACATTACAAGGTTTCCTTAAGTATTATAAGAACAAATATTTACACAATCTTCCTTTTGTAAATAAAGCACTTGAGGATATACCTTTCCTTGTTAAAAACATTGGCGATTTATATCGCAGTAAAGGTACGTCAGAAGCACTCGAACTGTTATTCAAAATGTTCTACAAAACGGAAGTTGAAACATACTTTCCGGCGTCTTCTATTCTGTCATTGTCTGATTCGAAATGGGCATTCTCTACATTCATTGAGTTCCTTCCTGTACAGGATGTATCAATCTTCCCTGTGAAGAAAGGGGATAGGATTGAAGGTGATACATCAAAGGCAACGGCATTCATTGACGAAATTGTATTTTATAATATTGATGGTGTACAAGTTCCTGTAGCGTATATATCAAATGTGTATGGCAAGTTCACAAACGATGATGGATTACGTGTAGAAAGAAATGGAGTTACCACATATCCCGGTAAATTGATATACGGATCTATTGAATCAACAGAAGTATTAACTCGAGACGCAACTGCAAATAATGCA